GTTCCTTATGGGGAAGTTGGCGACGGCAATCCGTCGCCCGCTTCCCCGGGTTCCCCAGTTGGCTACGTTAGCCGATGTCAAGCAGTTTTGTGTGGGTCTGCTGCAACCCAATGTGGATCATCCGTGGAGAGAGCAATTAACCCCGCTCTCTTCCCGCGACTTCCACACAGTCGCTCACACACTCTTCCTGTTTCGGAAGTGCATTCCGGGTCTTACAACGGACCCGATTCTCCGCCAGGCGGAGGCCGATTATCTTCTTAAGATGTCCCGTCCTCCCCCCCCAATACCAGACTCTCTTCGTCACTCCTTGCGGAGAACTATGAGAGAGTTGTTTTGGTCGGGGTGGGATAAGGGATACTCTCGGAGGATACCCGGCCTCCACTTTGGGATGGCGGGATGTCTGGAGGTGAAAGGCTCGGAGGGAGGGGCACGTGAAAACGGTCCTCGCTCCTTGCTTAGGGTGCAGAGGGTGGCTCAGGGGGTGAGCACACATGAGGATCCTGGTACTGCGAGGGTGGTCGCGATTGCGGACGGGGGGAAGCCCCGCGTCGTAACCGTGTCCTCCTTCTGGCAGTATGCCCTCAAACCTTTACACGATCACCTCTATGATCATCTCTCTCGCTTCCCCTGGCTTCTCCGCGGTGATGCCCTTCCCTCCTCCTTTGATTTCACCCACGTCCCCGGTGAAGTCTTCGTCTCTGGTGATTATGAGTCGGCTACGGATAATATCTCTCTCGAGTTGATCGAAGAGGTTTTATCTTGCTTGCGGGAGCTTTCTCCAAACATTCCACGGAGTGTTTGGGATTATGCTTCCTTTCGTAGCCGTCTTAATCTAGAGACGGGTTCTTCATCGTCTCGACAGACCAATGGTCAGCTTATGGGAAACTTTTTGAGCTTCCCTCTTCTCTGCCTCATTAACTATATCGTCTTTAAGTGGTGTGTTCCCCGCTCAGGGGTCCCCGTTAAGATTAATGGCGATGATATTGTTTTTCGTTGTAATGAGACAGAGAAGGCCCGTTGGTTTTCTCGTGTGGGTGATTCTGGGTTGGTGTGTTCCGTAGGTAAGACCTACGTGCACCACTCCTTCTTCTCTCTGAACTCCAGTATGTTTTATGCTGGAGTTTCAGAAGTCCACCAGGTCCCTTTTATCCGACCTCGTTCCTTCTTTTCGAAGGCCAAGGATATTGCTGACCTGGTGGGTACCTTCTCAGCCTCATTCCCCGGGTTCCGGGGGGAGTCCCTGAGGC